TAAAATATCAGGTGTTAATGAAGAACTTTTGGGATCAGCGACGGATGATAAGTCTGGAATACTTTCGATGCTTCGACAAGGTGCAGGACTTACTACATTGCAAACAATATTCGACAAGTTGGACTACTCTCAACGCCTTTATGGAAAGATACGGTTACAAGCAATACGTAAAAACTTCAGCAAGGGTAAGATTCGTAATATCCTTGGTCATGAAGCAGATCCAAGATTCTGGACAAGCCATAGCCAAAAGTATGCCATTGCAGTTGAAGAAGGTAACTATTCTACGACACAGAGGCAGATGGAATTACAACAGCTCTTGCATTTTAAAGAACTGGGCATGGGTATTGCTGATAAATCCATACTTCGAGCGGCCTTTATCACTAATAAAGCGCAAGTGATCAAAGATATGGAAGAACAGAATCAACAGCAAGCGCAGCAGCAGCAGCAAGAGATGCAGCAAGCTCAGAAAATGGATCAAGCTAAGATCATTAATTTGATGTCTAAATCACAATTGGATCAAGCCAAGATACAAGAAACATTCGCAAAAGTCGATGATCTAGAAGCTGGAGCAGAGCATAAACGTACAGCGGCAGATTTAGATATAGTTCGTCAAATGGTTGAGCTTGAAGATATGGATCTAGCAAACTTCCGATCCAATCTTGAAATGGCTGAAATCATTAAATTAACCACTGGTTCTGAAAGTAAGCACCCATCTTTTAGGCCTAAAGAGCCGAGTTTATCACAACAAAAGACGGCATTAGCCGGATAGGAGACAATATGGAAAAGAAGAAAGGCAGCGGAATGCCTGAATTTGAAAGAGATCATTGGGAAAGAAAGGTTGATGATCTTAATCTAGGACAACATCGTTATTCATCTGAGATGAATCAATGCGAAGAGTACAAAACATCAGTTGATAAGCTAGCTGCTTATGCAAGAAAACATAAAGCAGAGCATTGATATTTTTGAGCTAAGCTGAAGTATATACGAGGCGCCCAATGAAATGGGAGGAAGAGGGTTCGAGTCCCTCAGCTCATTTTTTGAGTAGATTACAAAATGTAACAGATTGAAGGTAATATATGGCGAAGAAAAAACATCACGCTCCTGACTATGCCAAAAATACAACTGCAGATGTCATCAAAAAAGGTTGGGATGCAGCAGTACCAAATCACCATTGGGAAGTAAACCGCGATCTTATGCCGCCTGGAGCCGATAATGCATGGGGTGCATTCTTGCCGAGAGAAGGAAAGAAAAGACCGACACCGCATACTAAGACCAATGAGTGTGATCATTGATGGATTATATTAGGAAATTATTTCAGATTCCGCTTTCATCAATCCAGTTATCAGAAATTGAGAAAAATAAAGAATATTCTAATGACGATCTTTTTGAAATTTTGCAATACCGAGATGTTTCATTACACACAGGGAAGGCGATTATTTTATCATTAATCAAGCGTTTAAATGGTCGCATAGATGTTTTAGAGAAAAAAATATGTTATCTAGAATCAAAGCCATTGGGAAAAGATCCCTATTTCAATAATGAAGGTATAGGATGAGTGAAAGAGAAGCAATACATCGCACTGAAAAAGACCTGACTATTGAAAGATCTGACAAGGAATATTTAGATATTCTTAATTTCGTCAACAAACAATATGCTCCTAAAATCGACATATGCATTTCACAAGATTTGATCGATGCAGGATTTGTTTATCGTGAACCATGTAAAGTGGATCAAAATTCTCCAGAATACTTGCAACAAAAGCATGCTTTAGCCAATCAACTATTAAAAACTACACATACAATTGACATACGGACAAAAGATGAGAAAAGTGCGAGTAAAACTCTTAAGAAAGCAGCTAAGAAAAATCATTCCAAAATTCAATCAAAGACAGTGGCGAAGATTCAAGAAAAACTATAATGAAACAGGGCATCTCTGGTAATGATTTTACGATTAGATCCTCCAATTCCAATCACTTCCCCAAAAGGTCACGGTCTTGCTCATTTTTTAATTGATTATGGCGCAGAACACAATTTAATTTGGACAGTGTTTCTTGACGAAACTGGCGAATGCTGGTCATTTCAGAATACAGAAATACGCGCACAGAAAAATATCACTATGGGAAGAAATCTATATGACTAGGCTAACAGCAGGCGAACTTTCCCAAAAAGCAATGTCAGATACGACGAAATATGATGCTTTAGAAGTAGGGCATGCTCTTACTGATGACATTATGCCACACATCAGACAATGCATAGAGAATCATAAGACAATCATTAATGAAGATGAGTTTTGCATTGTCATGGTCATCGCTAAAGATCCACTTATTCATAATGTAATGCGAAGAAAGTTCTATGCGTGGCCTTATCTTCCTAAGCCTCGTCCTAATCAGTCTGTATTTTTGTATAATAAGTCTAAAGATCAAATAACTAAACGGCTATGGATACTGCCCAGTGACGTGGTTATGGCTGAACTACACTCTTTAACACATGTAGATAAACGTTATCAGACTATGAAAGCATGGACAGATGCGTTTTATAAGGGATGGAGATACACGCCTCATAAATCTTCAATTATTACAGGAGACCCTAAAGAAAATAAAGGTGAGTTTGTTAATACAGACCCATTGCATTTTTGGGAATTTGTACGAAGAGACCAGAATATAGATTTACTTTCAGAACATGAGTACTTTTTAAAGCATCGCGAAGAACTTATCCAAGCAGGTTGTCAAATTCCTGATTCTGGATTCATTGAGGCCTTCGACTTCGATAAAATCTCTATTAATAAGATCATAGACACGCAAGAAACCGTGGTCAATTAATGCTTTTTGAATAGGTTTATCTAAACAGAGTATTTCAATAGGAGCATCGCAGGCCATAAAGTTCATAGTTTTTTCATACTCTTTAAGTCTTTTTAAAAGCTCTTTCTTTATTTTTTTCATTTGTTTATTGTGTTCAATATTATTGTTTACACTTTCGTTCGTCATTTTGGAGGCTCCTATATGAATGTTAATCCTGAAAATATGGTTGAAAATATTTTACCACAAGATAATGTTGCTATAAATTTGGATATACATAAAGTTGATACAAATTTAAAGCAATCTGGAGATCAAAATGCTAATAATACGGGGAGTGAGCCAGTATCAGAAGATCCCAATTGGAGAGCTTTCAGAGAAGCTAGAAAAAAAGATAAAGCAGAACGAGCAGCAGCAGAGCAAAAAGCATCCGAAAAAGAAGCTGAAGTAGCCGCGTTAAAAGCGGCAATGGAAGCAGCATTTAGCAAATCAGCACCACAAGTGCCAAATTATTCAAATAGCAGTTATGAATATCAAGAAGAAGAGACAGAGGATCAACGCATAGAAAAAAAAGTCGAGTATGAAAAAATTAGACAACAACAAGAGCATCAACAATATCCTCAAAAATTAGCTCAAACATACAGCGACTTTCATCAAACTATAGCTGACGAACACCTAGATTACCTAGATTATCATTATCCAGAAGTGTCAAATCCATTGAAAATGTTACCAGATGGATTCGATAAATGGTCCCATATTTATAAAGCCATAAAGAAATTTGTTCCAAATGTGTCTAATGCAAAAAAAGATGCGTTTAGAGCAGATGCTAATTTTGCTAAACCAAAATCTATTTCTAGTCCGAGTATAACCGATATTGGTACGCCTTCATCAGGCAATAGACTATCCGATGACAGAAAAGCGGCTAACTGGGAAAGAATGCAAAAATTACTTAAAGGGGTGAGTTAATGGAAAAAGATTATTCAATCGAATCGTTATGTAACATTTTTGCTGAACATGCTCAAATATCTGATGAACAAGCAGAACAGTTTAAGCTGCAATTTCCAGATCAGGAAGATCCAAGCAGAGGATTTAATCTTGCACGCGCTCTTTGTTTTATGGCCTGTGAATTACATAGATTAAAATCGATCAACATAGGGAGATGACAATGAATAAAGAAGAAATTGAAGCAGTATTACAAGAAATCAATACTGTACTTTCGATGCTTGATTGTGAAAGTTACGTCAAAGCTTCCTTTTATTTAGGTAGAGTTGCTCAAAATTTAGAATGTTTTATCGAGCAAGATGGAAATTTAAAAGAAAAAGTTTTACTCGAAGAATTTGAAGAAATAAGAATTCGTCAGGAATTTGTTAAAACATTTAAAAAAGCATTTATGGAAAACTTTCAGCAGGTGTTGCTTGATCTTTAATTGATCATAAATATTTAACTTGATACATTCAGTTTAGCACAAAGCTAACGTTGCTCGTTAGCGACGAGCCTACGACTCTCCAACGTAAGAAGAAAATAGAAACTATTTTTAACTTACTTGGAGATTACCATGACATTTTCTACCGGTATTACCGGAATTCAGAATATGGCTCCCGAGCTTCCATTGCAAGCATCGGAAGATCTATTGTCTACCCCTATGTTCAACTTGATCCACTCTTTTGGAGTAGATCTACACCATGCTGAATCCTACGTAGGTAAGACCACTCGTATGTCACGTTTTGAGCGGCTTTCAACTGAAGGCGGTCAACTCGATGGTTCTGGTATTGATCCAGCATCCGAAGTTCCGGTTCGTACAGACATTGATGCCACTATGGAGATCTACGCTAAGTCTATTGTAACTAATGAGCAGGTAGTTCTTTGGGAAAATAGCAAGACGCTTACTAAATTTACTGCATTATTAGGTCAGTGGTTGCGTGAAAAAGAAGACTTGCTAATGCGCGACTTGTTTAGCTCTAGCGTGTCTTATATCAACGCCACTGGGGGCCTGAACGGCGATCAACCGAGCAATATCAGTTTGAACGATGTGAATAACATCGAAAACATATTGCTAGGCAATGATGCACGTTCCATGCTCACCAGCTTAGAAGCGACTTTGAAGTTCGCGACCGGGGGGGTTCGAGACGCCTTCATTGCGCTTGCTAATA